CGCTTTTACATCTACTGGATATGTACTCATTGATTTTCTCCTTAAATTAATGTGTGGGCCGAAGCCCACACTATATTAATTATTATGCTTGTGGTCCAGATGCAGCTACTCTAGATTGAATCGTATTAAAGTAATCAACTACTAAATGGTTAGCATTTGTTCCTTTATGTGCAATCATCATATTTGCTTCTAATGCAATATCATCCGGCACAGTTGTAGCAGCCTGAATTCCTACAGGGTTACCATTTAAAAATAACCTGTATTGATTTGCAGTAACTCCTGGCTCACTATCAGCAGGTTGATATATAAAACCTAATCTAACTGAGTTAGTTGGTTTAGCTTGAACCGTTGCTGTTTGTGTAGGCACAGTTGAATCTTCAAAAGTAAAAGTAGATCCACCTGCAGTGTCTAACATATCAAAAGATACACCTGCTCCATTTTTTCTAGAAATGAATTGAATTGTAGTTGTATCTTGTAAGTGTGAGAACCCAATACCATCAGTTGGTAAAGTGTCAGAATCTGCATAACCATTCTGAGCAAATCCAACCCAAATGTTAGCGTCACTTACATCTGTTACTGCGATGCTAGTTTCAAAATACCATTTGTTAGTTGATAAGTATTGCCAAACCTCTGGTCCTGCAACACCTGTAACTTCACCGGCTGCTGGAGCATTATCTCCTAATCTTAACCATCCACCAGCATATTGTGCTAGTTGAAAGTCAGATCCACCAGTTGATGTGACTGTCCAATCTCCTGCGTTGTAGATTGTAAAATCATTTTGATACGCTTCTTCTTGTTCGTAT